CAGGAGAAGATGCGCTACCTGGTCGAGACCCAGAGCCTGATCCCGGCGGCGAAGGTGAAGGTGCCATCCTAAAGCACTCCCAGAGGTGCCGGGCGTGTTTTGGCCCCGATAAAGCAGAGAACTCGTCGATAGTGTAGTCGTCTCCCATAGACGTGTTGCACTTGGCGCATATGGGGCGCAAGTTGTTAATGTCTGTCGCCCCCCCTTTACTTTCTGGTACGTTGTGGCCCACATGGAAATTGAAGGGATCCATGACGTTCTCGCACCAGGTCACGAGACACTTGTGCTTGAACATGCGGTCCCCGCAATAAAGAAGCCATACCTGCTCACGCAACGCACCTGGAATTTTAGTCTTCATTCTTTGAATAAATTTTAAACCTTTAAACACATAACGAGTCGCTGAACGAGCGTCTTCTTGTGAGCCACCAAGTCTAGGGTGGTCAGCTTCTCCTGGAATTCTTGATTCTCACCACGTCCAGGAATCTCGTATTTTACATTCTTAATCGCCTCGACCTCGAGACGCGACAGAGTCACTGAACCGAGACGGAAGTCCTCAAACGCCTCGCAGGTCACAGGAACAATAGGCTTGATGAGCTCGTAGACCTGTTGTGCCAGATCCCGAATCTCCTTTTGGGCGTGGTCCTCCATGCGGAGTTGGAGAAAGTGCAAGAGGTTGTGGAGGTTAATTTTCCAATAAAATTCAGTAAATGTGGACTGGGGCAGGTGGATACGCGCCAACTCACGGGAGACTCCCTTCTTGATGAGTTCCTCGTACGTATGGAACGCCATGTCGCACGAAGCCTTTTGCTTGAGCAGGAGAAGATCACCGCCCTCGAATGGCTCTTCGCCACCCTGTCCACGGTTCGTAGACTGCTGACGGAGCTCGTCGGGCAAAAAGTACTCGTTAGGTACGACAGAGTACCGAGCCGACAGCTCGTTCACAGAGGCTGTGCGGTGCCTGAGCCACTGACGCGCCACGAAGATTGGAGCCGCGATGTGAAACTTGAATTCGACCATCTCAAACGGCGTCGTGTGCTTGTGGCGCATCAGGTAGCGGATCAGAGCCCGGTCATCGCTCACAGACTTGGTGCCGTCTCCATAAGAGACCCGCGCGGCCTGTACGATAGCCGCGTCATTCCCCATCGAGTCTACGAGACGGACAGCCATTTTATATTTTTTACGTTGCGTTTTTTTAAGCGGAGACCGAAGGCCGCTTAAAAAAACGTTCCCGACAGGTTTCGAACCTGTGACCCTGAGGTACCATAAATAACAGCCTCATGCTTGCGGTTTAATCCTACCGGCTGAGCTACGAGAACATATTCTGACTTGTGTGATTCGAACACACGATCTGTGGAGCTACAATCCATCGCGTTACCACTACGCCAAAGTCAGATGAACCTTTTAACGACTTGTTCAGGTCGAGTGCGTTCGCCGGGACTCGAACCCGGGTTTGAACCTTGGAAGGGTTCTGTCCTACCCTTGGACTACAAACGCGAGTCTCTTAGTTCATACTGAATATTCGTTTCGCACCTTCGCANCGCACCCTGCACCCTGGACATGTGGTNTGGTCGCGCGTCCGGACCCAGCACGGCTCGCAGATCACGTGACCACATGGTTCGATAAACAAGTCAACAAGTCTGTCCATACACACAAAACACATAAACTTACCGTACTTCTCCGCGTTCGTCTCGGTCAGCACCTTCTTCATCGCCTCGACCCTTCCCGCCACCTCTCCAGCCTTCTTCTTCAGCTCCTCAGTCCCTTCACCCTGTTGGTACTCCTGTATGATAGACTCGATCCGCTCCTTTAAGCCGGGGGACCTTACAGTCTCGACTATCATCTCGAGATATGAAATTTCCTCCATCTTCTGGGTCAGTTCGGCCGATGTCTGGTTCTGTTCGGACCTGGCTTCGGTGTATTTTGTTTTAAAATTGCCAAGAGTCTCCTCAAAGTCCTTCCACTCTTGATCGAGTTCACAGGGGACCACCGAGATAGACACCTTTGTCGGCTGCAACGCGCTCTCGAGAAGGCTCCGGGCGTCGATGAATGCGTAATTCATACTACGCTGTGCCGACACTAAAAGTCTTCCTTTTAACCGCACGAATAAAATATTATCTATCAGTAAAGATGCTTGCCGACATTTTGATGCTCACGTTGGGCATGGCCCTTATGTTCTTCGGCCTCCAGGCTTTCCTGGACAAGGATCGCCGGGGCGTCGCCACCGAGGTGATCAAGGCGACCTTCATGATGATCGCGGGCATCTTCCTGACTTGGTTCTGGTACATCAGCGTCCGCGCCTCCAAGGCCAACAACTACGCGATGCGTCTGTAAGAACTTCAGGAGGATATTCGGTGACAGGGTGGTGTTCCCCAATCAATTTTAGAACACAATTGAGATCCTTGAGCGTCAGGTCGCGAGCGAGAAGGATGACCGTCTGATGCGCCGTGTCGATGAGCATCTGCTCACGGGCCCTGTCCAGAATGTCATCGATGCTGGGTCCTTGTCCGGCCATATTATTTTAGTGCACTATAATAAATGGTTGCTTCTACCGCTGAACTTATCTTCATGGCCCTTTTCCTCCTGGTCCTGTCGGGCCTGGGGGTCGCCAACTTCGTAGAGTCAACCAACAGCCAGGCCAAGACGGGCCAGCAGTTCTTCGGACTCATGTACATTCTCATGGCCGTACTGCTAATTCTATATAAGATCCAGAACCCTTAGAAAATCAAATCGCTGAAAGGTGCGGGGAAGCCCGGACTTTTCACCAATTTTGATCCTAAATTGAATTTTGCCAATCAAGGGGACGTGGCAGGTTGTGGGGTGGTAGGCTTCTTACGGTTAATCTTTTTGTGTTCGTCACAGTTTGGAACCTCTGGAAACTCGGCGTCACATTGGGCTATCTTCTTGGCCCAAGCGATGAACGTCTTGGGATCGAAAGTACCTTTCATATAATTGCAATTCTTACAGCACGGCCGACAGTTCTCCGTGGTGTAGCTTTTGTCTGAATCCAAACGGTCTATACCGTTTACACGGACTTCGAGGTCGATGTGATTGCAATAAATGCACGAGCTGACCATCATCACCTTTGCCTCCTCGTCCGTGAGCTGCCAATCGATGCCACGTGTTTCGGCGGCAGATTTTACAGCATTCAATCGTGCATTTACATGAGTTCGATTCCATTCAGCCGTATAATTTGGATTTTTGAAATGCCATTCTTTAGAGATTTCGTTATTATGTTTCCTATATTCATCTGGTCTCTCTTCCAATTGTTTAACTCTCCATTCCTTGTAATATTCCTTTTCTTTCTGTAGTTCGTTGTGATATTCCCGCCTTTCTGGTTTCTGATCGTACTTTTTTGCTTTCGTTCGACACTTGAGGCACGTCGCCACTTCTTTGTTGTTTTTATCCAAAAATTGATCCAACGGCTGAGGTGCGCGAGTGCATGAGCACTTTTTGAGCCGAGGGGTCTCCATCTTACCATAGTAGTAAGATATTCTTTAACAGGTCCCAAGAACCTAGAACGTTCTTGGGGCCGAAGCCCGTATTTTTGGGTTTTTGATATTTTACACGTCTTACCACACGAAAATATATATGGTAAGATCAGTTTGAAAAGGCCAGGCCGCCCATCCCGGATTGTATGCGCAGGATGTTGTAGTTCACGGCGAACATGCGCTGCAGAGGCGTGGTGGCGCAACCCTTGATGTTGAGGGCGACCTGCGCGTTATCAATGCGCGAGAAGTTGCAGGTGCCGGTCGGCTGGTGCTCCTCCGGCTGCAGGGCGAAGGAGTAGGCGTAGATGCCCGGGTAGGGCACGCCGGTGTGGTACACGTACGGCTGGTACTGGTTGAAGTACTTGCCGGTCTGCTCCTTGAAGCGGTCCTGGCCGTTGAGCACCAGCTTGAAGTTGTACAGGGGGCCCACCTCCACGGCGGTGGCCGCGGTGACGCTCTGCGAGCCCTCCTCCACCCAGGAGACACCAGCGGTCGCGTTGGAGGTCAGCTGAGCACCCGAGAGGCAAGAGACGTTGGAAAAAATGCGGGGGCAGCCCACGGTGTGGGGCAGGGCGCCGATGGACAGCTGAGGCAGAGGGGAGCAGGTCACGTTCACGTTCGACGCCGAGCTGGTGAAGTTCCACATGCTGTTGTACTGCGTCGGGCTGGTGTTCTGGT